TGTAGCCGCTGGGCGATGGCGTCTCTGTCCATGCCGCTGCGCTCGAGGAACGACACCGGGTCAGCCTTCGCCTGATTGGCGCGCTGCTCCGCGTGCTGAACCTTGTACTGCTGCTCTTCGAGCGCGCGCTGCGCCTCGCGGTTCTTGCGCTCCTGATCGATCAGTGAACGCAGCGCCGTCGTCGCACTCGGGCTCGAAATGTAATCGGGGTCGGTAGTCGGGGTTTCTGGGGTGTTCTCTTCGTCGCTCATGGTGGCCTCACATCACGATGTTGCCGTCTGTTGGACCCACGGCCGTAGGCGGTGCGCCTGCGGGTCCGGGGGCTGGCGGAGCACCGGGTACCATCGCTCCCTGCGCCATCGCCATTTGCTGCATCTGCGCACGCTGAATCATCTGGTGCGTAGATACGAGGTACTGCCTCAGAAGATCGAGCCGATCCTCTGGTACTCCATTCTGCTCGGCGTTCTGAAGGGCTGCTTGCACCTTCTTCAACGCGAGGTTGTGGTCCTGATACGGAGGCGGCGGCATGTACTTGCCGTCGTCCAGCATGAACTCGATGTTGCGATCGATGAGCATCGACGCGGCGCGGTCGAGGCTGAGCTGAGCTTCCAGGTCCGGGAAGTCCAAGAGGCGCTTCGCCTCGTCGGGCCCGAGCAGGTTGAGGGAGATCATCTGCTCCACAAAGGCGAGTCTGCCGGCCGGTGTTACCGGCAGACTCGACGATGGGTGCACTTGAAGAACGTAATCGTCGGCCTCCATGTCCACCTCGGAGAAGTCCACCGCTTCGATGGTGTTCTTGTCCTTCGTGAGCACTACGCTGTACTCGTTGTCCTCGGCGTAGATGTCCTTGCCGAGGTCGACGACTTGCTTGGCAGCCTCGATATACATCTGCTCGTACTGCCGCGAGACAGTGGTGAAGCGCAGGCTCTCTATGTCCTGGTACTCGCGCAGGGCCACGCCGCTGTCTAGGCCCGATGGCTTGCGACCCGTCGCCGCCATTTGCGTGATTCCTGCAATCTCGAACGCTCTCGCGTAGAGCATCTCCAGATGGTCGAAGACCTCACGGGGAAGCACAGGGGGCGCGGCGATTTGTGGCGGGCTTCCCGTATACGGGATAATCGTGCCAACATCGTTATTGAAGAAAGACTTACGAACCTTGCTGTTGTTCTCGACATAGATTCGAGGCACCGCCATCAAGTGCAAGGCCTTGTTGATGCGGATCATCAGCCGGTTGATCTCCAGCTGGATGCCCATGATGTCCTCGGCGATACCCATGCCCCAGAAGCCGAGCAGGCGGTCAGTCCAGCGGACGAACACAAACGGGAAGTAGCCCTTCTCCCAGGGGCCGTCGTAAAGCGTCGCGTTCGTGATGACGATCGAGTGCCGGCCGTCGTTCGTGTCAGGACCGCTGGGAAGGTGCCAGCCTTCGACCACTTCGATCTGATCGACAAGGCTATCTACGCCGTAGTCCATGTCGTTGGTGGTGCGATCGGCGTTCTTGATCTGGTTCGCGTACTGCGGGTACATATCGAGCAGCACTTCGCGGTCGATGAACTTGCGCTGGTAGAATGTCCGGGGCTCGCCATAGAAGCCGTCCGCCTGATTGACGAAGACCTCGCCGGGGAAAACGCGCTCGAATGTGATCTCCTGTCCGTGCCGGAAGACCTTCATCACCCCAGTGCCCATGACCGCAGCGTCCATGAGAATCTTCGGGGCGAGCATGTTGAAGCGAGCCGCGTAGAACGCATGGCTCACGAACTTCTCCATGTTTCGCGCCTTACGCTTCAAGCTCCAGTTGCCCCCGTGAGTGATGAAGCGAGGCCTCGGCTGCGAGCGAGAAAGACGGGATACCGCCGTGTCGCACACGGACTTGACCACGTTGAGCGTCGAGCGCTCCGCTGCGTATACCCGGTCATGGGTAAAAGGAGTGTAGCCGTAGAAGTCCCGGTTTCCGTACAGCCGGATGTAGCGCATGTAGTCTGCGCGCCGGGTCGAGTCGGCTGTCTCCAGATCACGGAAGGCCACGATCAGGTCCTCGTGAGGATCTTCGTCGGCCCACCATTGAAGTGCTGTGAACTTGTCAGTCTGCATCAGCCACTCGAATAGAACATCGCGAACTCATCATCTTCCTGCGCTTCCTTCTCGGTCACGTTCATCGATGAGATCTCGACGATGATATCCCCTACCCTAAACTGTGTCACGCCTAGGCGCTTTAGGGCAGCGACTAATTGCACAAGCTCTTCGCTGGACTTGATCAACCCAGGTTCTCCGCGTCCCGATTCCACCATTCCTCCCCTTCTCCCGCCGTCTCTTCGGGCTCCCACCACGCGGTGGTGTACGATTTCTCCAGAAGCTGTTCCTGCTCTTCCTCTATCTTATCCTCTACTTGCGCCCAGTACTCTCGGCTTCCGTACTCGGTCTTGGCCTCTTCCGGCGTGTACAGGTACTGGTAGCAATATCGCCAGCCATAAAGCAGAGCGTCGCAAAGATGGTCATCGTAGCGAGTATCATCTGGCCTCAGCTTCTTCTCGTCCCACTGCAGGACGTTCATCTCTTCGAGCAAATCCCGGTTGGCGGCCTCGTTGATGAGCACCGTTTCGGTGGCCAGGTCTCCGTTGAGAAGCTCTATGTAAGCGCGCTTCTTGGACTTCTCGGCTTCTTTGATGTTGATGCCGAAACGAGCCTTGGCCTCCTCGACGTACCCCTTACCGATTCCGCCTACATCGGCGACGATGGTGTCGAACTGGTACTCGTCGTCGAGGTCCTGCATGATTTCAGCGACCTGAGACGGGATCAGGCCACTACGCTTGAAGGACTCGGCGACGATCAGTTTATTTTGTCGGTCGCTGTAGGCGCATACAACAAAGGCAGATGAGTGGGTATATCCGAGGTCCACTCCGAGGACATACGCCCAGTCATCGTCTTGCGGATCGAACTCATCCACCGTCGAAAATCGCTTGTAGACCAGGGCATCGGTGTCCTTGATCCACTTCCCGCAATACTCGCGCAAATATGTAGGATGGTTATCGTCCCACTTGTACTTGGCGCGGCGCTTTTGAAGCCAATCCGCCGCGTTCGGTATAAACGGATTGTCAAGGAGTGTCCAACTATGCGTACTCCAACTGCTTCCTGGCAGGGTAGCATCGTGGAAGAACCCGGTACATGTGGCATTTGGCGTCCCCGTTAGGCAGATGGTTCCGTCGTAATCCAAGATGGCTGGCTCGATGATGTCTTCGATCATGCGTGCCAGGTAAGGGCGGAACGACTGCGCTTCGTCGATGATGACTAAGGGGTACTTGGGGCCACGTAGGCGCTCGATCTCGCTCTCGTCATTCGCTCCGCATAGAAATATTGTAGATGCGTTTGGACATTCGACGATCAGCTCGTTTCGCAGAAACTTGAGCCCCAGGTTGTGTTGCTTGTTCAGGTCCAGAAAGACTGGCCACACGATCTTCTTGGCTTGCTGACGCGTCAGCGTGATGATCGGGATCATCACGTTTGGCATCTTGAGCGCTGTCTGCAGTGCCATCACCGTGATCGCGTAGCTTTTTCCCGCGCGTCGGCTGCACACTGCTGCTTTCGTCTTGCTTGGGTCGCTTACGAACTCTAGCTGCTTGTCGAACAGCAGCTTCTGGAACTGCATATTCTCGCGTCTTTGCGCTCTTCTTGCGGCCTCCAGAAGAACTTCCCTTGCTTTGCGATCGTCCATCTCCTGAGAAGATGGCCCAGGTGACGCGGTGGTAAGGGACGGCGAGCGCTTCTGTTTTCCACCCGACATGTACTGAGTCTCCTTCCTTGTAGATTTCCATATCGGGGCTGGCCTTGAATCTCTTGGCGCTTACTCGTGCTCCTGACGGATCTGGAACGTAGTGCTCGAACTCGACCTCTTTGATGTATTTCTTCGTCACTTATCTCTCCATGACTCGTAGAGGCGGTAAGGGTTGTAGATCCAACCCTTGTGCTTCGGCGTAACTTTGTCGAACGCATCTGTCTTATGTGTGTACATGATCGCCTGGGGCTTCTCGTGGTCGATCAAGGTCTGCATGAGCTTCGTGAACAAGCCGTGTCTACGTAGGCTGTTCTTCACGTACGCGTAGTGAAGCACCAGGCCGTCGCTGAACGTCTCCGCGTGCGCCCATCCCAGGATCATGTCTCTGTCTTCTGGATTACAAAGAACCACCGCGAGACCTTTTGGCAAGATCGCTTCCAGGATGTCGTGATGCATCTGGTAGTACACGTCGTTGGGCACAAGTCGGTTGGCGATGCCGCCGGACCTGTAGCTCTTGAGCCAGCTGTTGGTAATGAACGGAACGTCACCGGCTTCGGCTTTGCGCATCTGCACCAGCTCAGTCATCGGTTCCTCGGACGCGAGCGGTGGTACTCCGAGAGAAGGTCGGTGAGCTTAGACTGGTACTGCTTGAGAAGAGCCTCGCAGGAGGCCACCTTCGCCTTTAGGCGCCTGACCTCAAATATGAGACTCTCCACTTCGTGACGGGCCGTGGTACTGGGCGGAGGTTCAGGTTTCTTCTGGCTCATCGCCGTCTGCTCCTAGTAGCTTCTTGGCTTCTGCTACTGCTTCGAGGAGCTGAGTGTCATCCATCTCAGCAGGATCGTGGAGCAGTGCCTGCTCCCGTTCTTCTCTCATTAGACGCACGCATGTATCACCGAGTAGGCTGAACTTCTTGGCCTGCTCGCGGTCCAGCTCTCCGCCTTGCGCAGTGTGGTCTCGCATGTTGCGCATCTCGGCGGCCACGACGGCGTACGCATCCGAAAGAAGCGTGCCAAGGTTGGGCCGGGTGCTGACTCGGAAGTTGCGGGACTTCACGATGCGTCGCTTGGCCTGCACCCATTCGACGGGCTTGAGGCTGTCGTCGATTGCGACGTCGGGATCCATCTCCGGGTTGCGGATGGCGTCACGTCGGCGCGCGTCGAGGATGCCTTTCTCGACGTGCTCGATGGGGTCTGCCGGCGGTGGCTCATCGGTGTGGTGAGCGTCTTCGCCGAACGACTGCGTATCTATCATCACTCGCTTCTTCATCACTAAGCACACGCTAACACGGCGCGGCGCGCGTTTCTATAAAAGCGTGTTTACGTGAAGTGTTACCAACGAGGAGTAGCGTAGAGATAACAAGAGGCTTCAAAAGTGCGCCGATAGGTCATAGATCCCATGGTGTTACAGAAACCTACATTAGCTATTGACAACGAGGCGTGCGAGCGTGTTCTATATGTTCTCGTACGTCTTGCCGTACGGCTATCGTGGGGAGTCCGGCGGGCGAAATGCCCCGCCGAGACGACCCCGCTAACTAAGGCTAGACGTGCCATTCAGGCTGCGAGCATAGAGCCTTCCCATTACGAGAGCGATGGGGGTCCCCTTCGCTTCGCTCTTCCCCCATACCGAGCGAGAGCGGACGCCGCTGCTCCCAAAGGCCTGGACGGGCTTGGTTACCCGTCCGGCCTTGAGCGCGATAGGTCGCGGCTACAGAGACGGCAGGCTTGGGATGGAATATTATCTGTATCATCCTCGCTATGGTTGCTGTGCGGTGGCTGGCGTCCACACTGCGCAGGGTGTGCAGTTAGGTATCAAGTAGCATCCGCTCGTTAGCCATGGCTAGTGCAGCGTTGATGCATGCCGACGTCTGCCCAGATAGGATCCCCGGTCCCCAGTCGAGTTTCCCTCGCGTAGTAGTTCTCATGACACTGCATGAGATAGAGGTGGAGGGAGAGACTGAGAGCAGATAGGCGGGGGGAGGGGGTTTCGGAATCGTCCATTTCGGACCGTCCGTTTAGGATCGTCTGTTTCAGACGGTCTCTTTCGGACCATACGGTGCGCACCGTCCGTATCGGAACGTCCTAGACGTATCGTCTAGTACGGAACGTGACCAGAACGCGGTGAATGGTCAATCAATATGAATGCGTGACGCGTGAATGCGATTTCAGGACAGGTCACCCAAAACAGGTATCCCGACCGCCCAGTCAGCATTCCGTCACTGCAAAGACCTTGACC